TTATTATTGGAATGTTAATGGGGTTGGTAATGTTTTGCGATTGTTTCCAATATAGCATGATTGAGGGTATGACGAATAAGAATGTTATGGCAACTAAAGCAAAAGCAAAAGCAAAAGCAAAAGGAAACGGAACGGAAAGTTTCGTGAATTTAAGCAATAATGGTTTACACATTGATGATTCATACACTATGGGGTGGGTCCAAACTGCGAAACAATATTCCTCCGGAATGGGCTACAAAAATAAATTAAATAGTTTTAAGGATAATGTCGGAACACCCGTTCCGTTGCCCGAAGGAGAGTTATTCCTTTTTGCCGATAATAAATTTAAACCGGAATGTTGTCCGTCCACATATTCTGACAGCATGGGGTGCGCGTGCTTAAGTCAAGACCAGGTTGATTACATTAATCAGCGCGGAGGCAATCGCACATTTCCCACCGAATTTTAATTGGTCGTGCATGCGGGGCGGGACACTGACACATTTATACACTTATTTTAGGAGGTAATAAATAAATATTTAATTAATTAATTAAATATTTATTTATATGCATATAGCAACAAGTACAATGTCAACGACAACAACGAACTGTGTAATCTGCAATTGTGAAGCACATCATCATAAAAATGGAAGATCAACGGAAAATCCCATAGGGTGTAGAGCCTGCGGGTATTTTCCCAGCTATGAACATTATGGCGGACCATTATCAAGCAATCAAAATCGTGCATACACGATTAAACTTATTGAAAATACGGTCAGGGTTCCATCTTCAGAATATACAATGAATAAGTCAGCGCTGAATGTGTATGTTTCGCCCAAATTAAATCCGCAAAAATCGCTTTATGGCGTAAATTGGAATCAAATGAGCGACCGCGCAGTTCCGGGAGTTCTTCAAAAAAACGTTCCGTCGCACGGCAATTCAACCCGAAGTTCCCTGACAAGAATGCGACCTGGAAGCACTTCTGCGGCGGGTAAAGGCGTTGACATAAAACACGGGTCTTATGATCGTTATTTGGCTCGATTAAAAGGTAAATCCGTATTGCGAACATCGCCGGCAACAAATCCGTTAAACAGCAAATCTATAAATTGGGGAATTGCATACAGCTATGATTGCACAACTTTGGATAATTGCAATCCGAATGATAATTCTGTTCCTCCTTATAATCCGGTTATTCCTTGCCTCCCAATAGTATTAACCGATATAGCAACTTTTTCAGCAGGCGTGTACACTCTAAAGAACACGCAGACTATTATATTACAATGTCAAATATTGAACATAAACCTTCCCGACAACCAATATTTAGAAATAGGATCGGGTCAAACATTCATAAATAATGGAACAGTGAACATTATAGGTAATGGCGTACATATAAAAAATAATCACACATTTAATAATAATGGAACAATAAATATAACACCTTTAACCTTTATTTTGAATCAATATTTATTTTGGAACAGTGGCGGAATAATAAATATAAAGAATGAAGGAGAATTTTATAACGATGATGGTGCAACATTGAATAATGTTGGTATAATAAATGTAACATCTGACGTTACAGCAATTATAAATGGAAATAGTGGTGGTTTACCAAGTGTTATAAAAAATCAGTATGGTAGTATAAATATGTCATCTTCTATCGCAATATCTAATCCCACCCTTGTTAACAACTCAAACGGTATAATATATAATTATAACAATGGATATATAAATTTGAATTCAAGTAGCACATACCAAAACAATGCCGGTATTCTGAATAACCCAACAGATCCTAATTCTTCTACATGTGGAATAGGACATCTTACTGGAAATATTTTCGCAAACGGAACATCGTGTCCTTCGATATAAATTTATAATAAATTAAATTACAAAAAAAATAATAGTAAGATTTTTATTATTTTTTTTTTATTCATTCATTCATGGGCGATTCGCGTTGATTCACGTATACATGAATGTCGGATACGTTGAATCTTCCGCCTTTTTAATCATAATGTCAACAATCTGATTCGACACTTTAAATGGAAACGAAACCTCAATCGATGTCGCATCCTTGTCAAACAGTTTCGTTCCGGGCTTCATTAAACGATACAAATTCAACTTGGTATAAACAATCTCCAAACAGCGCTTCAAATTTCTAACACCGTCCTCCTTGTTCGTGTGATTTTCAACAATGTATTCGATCGTTTCATCGGGAATAATAATTTGGTCGGGTCTGAATGCGACTTCAGATTGAATCTTTGGAATCAAATACTTTTGCGCAATGTGCGTCTTGTCCTTTTTAGAATACCCGTTTGTGCGAATCCGATACATTCTGTCGAGAAGAATCGGATTGACTTTTGTCTCATCATTATAGCTGAAAATAAACAAACACTTGCTTAAATCGAAAGGAATTTCCGAAAAGTACTTGTCGTGAAACTGGCTGTTCTGTGACGTGTCTGTCAAGTGGGTCAAAATTCCGGCGATTTCTTCGCCCTTTGGAGTATCGCTGAGCTTGTCCAATTCATCGAAGAAGATTACCGGATTCATTGACTTGCAACGAATCAAAATTTCGACGATTTTCCCCCACGTGCTTCCCTCGTACGTATAAGAGTGACCTTCTAGAAAACTGCTATCCGTCGCACCGCCCAGCGCGATAAATGCGAAATCTCGTCCCAGAATATTACTTATTCCATCTTTAACCAGAGTTGTTTTTCCGGTTCCAGGGGGTCCTTTGATTGCAATTGCAGAACCCATCGCAGCCGGATTTGAAATCCACTGACCCACCATTTGCATAATCTGCATTTTTGCATCATTCAAACCGTACACAGCTGAATCCAGAATATCCTTTGCAGATTCCATGAATTCATGACACCTGTCAACACCAACCTCCATTGTAATCGGCAATGTTTTGTTGATTCCAAACGGAATTGTCATAAAAGTGTCAACCCAATTCTTTACTTTAAAATATTCACCGGTGCCAGGATCCATATACCTCAAATTTTGTATGCGCTTTAGTGCAATCGCCTTGTATTGTTTCGGAATGGTTGATTCGAGAAGTGTAAGTCTGTATGGTTTTTCCACAAGCATCATTTTATTTAATTCTTCCAATTCACTCAACACGCAAATTTGTTGCTCATTAGACAAGTGTTTTTTGAAATACTTGAGGTCGTTTGCGGAATTTTTCTTGTGCAAAAGACGTCCGAATTTCCTTACATTTTTTCGCATAATCTTCTTGTTGGCGGCATTTCTTGCTTCTTTGATTTTAGTTTCCTTCTCAATCATTTGTGCCAATGTCGATTTTGCAATTTTATTATTCTTGTCAATCTTGAGCATTTCTTCCATGTGCGCCTTAATTGTTTTGATTGTTGCCTCATCTTCAGAGCCCCAAGCATCTTCTTTTGTAGCAATCTTTGCAGTCTTTGCGCTCTTTGCATTCTTATTTAAATTTTTTGAACTCGAACCAACAATCGATTCGCCTTGAATTTTCATGTTGTATTTTGTTCCTACCTGTTTATCAAGAGCATCGTCATCATCATCGAGATCCTCTTCGTCATCGGAATCATCTCCAGAATCCCCTTCTTCAGAACCCCCTTCGTCAGAATCCTCTTCTTCGTCAGAATCCCCTTCATCATCATCATCATATGTTTCATCACTATCATCGGTTTCATAATTGGAAGCTGATTCATCATCAAATACGGAATCATCCATGTCAGATGAATAATCTTTTTCATCAGACAAGTCCTCAAACGGATCCTTGATATTAATTACGATATTGTAATTTCCTCCCGTTGCAACATTTGTTGTTGAAGAAGGATGTACGGGAGAAACAGGAACAGGAATAGGAAGAGCAGAGACAACCTGCTGTTTCGATTTCGGTTTAATATTCATTTTATTTATTGACGACGATTTCTCAATCTCATGTTGTTTTGTATTTCTTTGAGATCTCCGAAGCATTTGCTCCTGTTGCTCTTGTTGCTCTTGTTGCTCCTTTTGATCCTGTTGATCTTTTTGCTGTTTTGTTGATGAAATAATTGACGATCGCTGTTTAGAATATTTAGACGGAAACAAATCAGCAAGAAGTTTCGCATATTCAACTTTATCAAATGGTTCTGGTTTATTATATTTTTTTGGTGGTGAGGAGGAAATAGAAGAAGAAGAAGAATCGTTGCCACTACCACCACCATCATCATTCGGTGGTGGTACTACAGTGTCTGCACCACCATCTCCATCATCATTAGAACCACGTTTATATTCAAGTTCTGAAACTTGTTTCTTCGATGCAACATTTTTTGATGTCCCCCGTTTGTTTGATGACTGCTGTGACATGTGTTGTGTTGTGTTATGTGTGGATTGGATTCTTTTTACATGTAAGTATAGAGATGTATTTATTTCAATTTTTAAATAATATACAAAATGAAGAATTAAATAAAAAAAATAAAAACAAAAAATAAAAATATATGTAAATAAAATCAGACCTTTTACCTTTTAAAAATATTATTATTCATTCATTATATTCATTATTCATCATAATGAATTTTTCAATTAAATCTTAACCAATATGGCGAAGAAGCACAATTTCTTTCTATATCCCACAAAAGAGATGAATTATGAATTCCCAAATAGTCTTTTGTCCATTGCGACACGGTTTGATTCCGTTTGTGTTCTTCATGCGTTAATGGCATTGTTGAAGGGGGGGGGAGTATTTTATAATTATATATATATATATTTTTTTAATATTTTTTATTTCAATTTTTTACATATTCATAAATGATAAATGATATAGCTAATATTTCGTAATTGTTGGGAATTCATTTATCATTTATTTTTTATTTTTTTTTGAATAGTAATTGCGTTTCTTTGACTTTTTTGATTTTTTTGATTTCTTTGATTTCTTTGATTTATTTTTTTTTCTACCACCAGCACCAGATTGATCCTGCGACGACGAGAGTTCTGCTTGTGAATGTTCAAGTTCGAGCGCAGCGGGGGCGGCAACAGCACCTTCATCACCCAAAACACGATTTAAACGATGACTTATAGTTTTACCAACAGAACTTGCCCCTTCTGTTGCTCGTTGATGCTGTAGAGATTGTCTATATTTAATGTATTTGTGTGGTGTTAATACTTCCAAACGAACTTGGTCTCTACATAAAGGACATGTTGTTTTTCCTTCTTGAATCCACCTTTTAATACACTTTGTATGAAATTTGTGTCCACATGTTAAATATCCTTCTTGAGTTTCTTCAGGTCCAGATCTTATTGCCGATTGTTTTGATGGGTCATTCATTCTAACGCCGCATATAGAACAGTCGTCTCCTTGTCGATCTAATAACTTTAAATCGGTGATAAAATCACTAATTTTTTGTCCACTTTGCAATTCTGCTTTTTTTTCGAGATGCAGTACCTCTCGCCGAGTAGCGACTATTTCCTCGTAACCACGATAGTCATCAGAGTTACAACTATAAACACGTACGTCACCAGAACCACATAGTGCCAAAAACTTGTCATTAAATCCGACACACAATAAAGGAGATGCGGGTTGTAAAGGTAAAGTTTTAAGCTCTTCATGACTTCCAAACTCCCATAGTTTAGCATCGCGCGATACACTTGCAAACAAAGGAAATAATGGATGAATGGCAAGACAATTTATCTTATCTCTTCCACTATTCCATTCATTTACACTTTTGAATTCTACTACTCTTACTTTTGCACCTCTCCAATTTGGTTTCGCTGTTATTACGTCTATTAATCTCATAGAACCATCATCACATCCAATAAGAAAACCATGTGTCATGTGATATTCTGGAATTGATTTATAAGGTGTAATACATGTTACACTGTGTCCGGGTATTTCATAAACACTCTTTTCAGAGGTTTCTAACTCCTGATTATCAGTATAAAAATTCTGTACTCTTAAAACACCAGGACCACCATTAGAACGATCACATGTTGTATAGGCAAACATATCTCCATCACTACCAAATGATGCCATTAAAACGTTAACATTGTTGCGTGGACTAATATATTTATCCGGAATAATATCATATAATGCTTTAATGGATTCGGATTCAGGGTCAAATGTATACATAACAAATCTACTACTAACATTTGTAGTTTTATTATTTAGACCAACTGCAATGTATGGTTTGTTTGGATGAAACGCAATACACGAAACTTCATTTTGAAGTTTTTTTTGTAAATTTTCTAATTCAATTCTTAGGTTTTCTAAAGCACTTTGGTTTTTTTTTATCTCACCTTTTTTAATTCTATATTCTTTATATAGCTGATCTCTTCTTCTAACTGTCGTGGTTTCATTACTACCCTGCAATTTACCAATTTCGCCATCTGTAACTTTGTTTAAGTTTGCCATCTCTATCAAATTTGTTTCCACTTCACCAATTTCACGATTAAGATCATCTTCACTTTTCAAACTAAAAACGGTATGTGATGGTTGAAGTTGTTGAACAACATCCTCTTGACCTTCTTCTTTTTGGTATATCCACATTAATACTTTACCAGAACACCCTGCTGCTATAAATGGAAGAGTTTTATGAAATTCTGTGAACTTGGCGGCGCTCGGTAAACCGATTAAAACTGCCAGTTTTTTTGGCGCCGATTCAGTATCTATTTTCCATAAAATCAATTCTCCCGTATTATTTCCAATTACGATTAATGGTTTAGTTGAATGAACAGACATAGAAGTATAGCTCTGCCCCTCCGTTGTTTCCTCCAATGAAGTCATCATATCCATAAAACCTCCACCATGTTGAAGAATAGAATTCTTTAAACCTCTTTTTAATAAACGTTGTCGTTTTTGTGTCGACCGTTTTTTTAATTTCATTTATTAACTATTTTTATTTATTATTATATACAATTATTTTATAATTATTATATTTTTAATAAAATAATTATAAAATTGAATAAAAACAAAACAATATAGACATAATAATTGCGTTTCTTTGATTTATTTTATTTCTTTTATTTATTTTTTTTTCTACCACCAGCACCTTTTGAAATTAAATGCCCAGAATGCGTATACATAAATATATTTATGTATATATTTATGTAAATGTATATACCAATAGGCGTAGATTGTGGAATAGCAGATTTTTTAAAAAAAAAAAATTTACGAAATCTATCATTTCCATTTGATTGGACTGTTGCATATAATGGTGTATCTAAGTGTTTAGATGATAATTTCAATTTTTTTACAGAACCATTAAATAACAGAATTAATAAATACGATATATATTTTCACCACGATTTTGAAAATAGTAATTTACTAAATCAAGATAAAGAAAAATATATTAGAAGATGTAAAAGATTAATTAATATTCTAGAAACAAGTAACGAAGACATTATATTTTGTAGAAAAGGACATGCTTGTCATCACCATTACGAACATAATGGAAAATATTCTAATATTATAAATGATATTGATGATGCTGAAAAATTAGATATAATTCTTCAAAATAAGTATCCACAGTTAAAATATAAAATAATTGTAATTTTGGTGTGTGGTAAATGTTTTAATTCAACTGATCTGTATAAAAGTAATTCAGAGAAAATTGATATATATAATATAGCAACACCTCAAGCAGATTCTACTATTTTTGAAAATTTATGTTGTAATATTTTTAAAGTATAAATCGGCATTTTTAATGTCCAAAGATGTAAAAAGTATTTAATACCCTTGACATTTATATTTGAACATCAGTTCATTTCTTTTGTTCAGTAATAAAATATTCTTTAATTATTATACTATTTATTAGATAATAAATAATATAATAAATAAAAAATTGAATAAAACAATATAGACATAATAATATAGAAAATAGTAGCCTCGTTGCTAGAATGACAACACCGAATTGGACAAAAAAAACAGTTTCTAAAATCGTTGGAATTCAATTTAGTGTGCTTTCGCCGGAAGAAATTCGCAAATGCTCGGTTGCAGAAATTACAAGCAGAGACACATATTCAAATAATATTCCGGTGATCGGCGGAATGTTTGATCCACGATTGGGCGTTTTAGAACCAGGACTCAAATGTCCGACGGACGGTTTAGATTATATTAGAACTCCAGGTTATTTCGGACACATTGAATTGGCAAAACCCGTATTTTATTATCAATATCTTCCAACAATAATTAAGTTGCTAAAATGCGTCTGCATAAAATGCAGCAAACTGCTTATAAATAAAGAAACAAATAAAGAATGCATGGACATGAAGGCATATGAACGATGGAATTACGTGCATCATTTAGCGAGCAAAGTTAAAAGATGTGGCGACGACACCCACGACGGATGTGGCTGTCTCGTTCCCAAAAAAATTAAAAAAGAGAACTTGGCTACTCTTTTTGCAGAATGGGATGGTGATGCAGAAGAAGGCGCTGATGGAACAAAAGAGAAATTGAATATGAAAATGACTCCAGAAGTCGTGTTGAAAATATTTAGGAGGATATCTGATCAAGATGTTGCATTTATGGGATTTAGTCCGCAATTTTCAAGACCGGATTGGTTCATTTGTCAAGTGCTAGCGATTCCGCCACCCGCTGTTCGCCCGTCGATTAAAATGGATGGAAATCAGCGCAGCGAGGATGATATTAGTCATACAATTGTGAATATTATTAAAGCGAACAAGACGCTTCTTGAGAAAATGAACGAGTCATCGGTAAATTCTGCAATTATCGACGATTGGCAAAGTTTGTTGCAATACTTTATTGCCACGCAAGTTGATAATAATATTCCGTCTTGCGCGCCGGTGGCACAGCGGTCCGGGCGTCCGCTGAAATCAATTAAAGAGCGTCTTAATGGAAAGGGTGGTCGCGTAAGAGGAAATTTGATGGGGAAGCGCGTTGATTTTTCAGCCAGGTCTGTCATTACACCCGACCCTAATTTGTCGATTCGCGAGCTCGGCGTGCCGAAGAAAATTGCAATGAATATTACAAAACCGGTTGTTGTAAATAATCGCAATCGCGATTTCCTTCAGCAGCTGGTTCTAAACGGTCCAGATGTGTATCCTGGTGCGAATATTCTTGAGAAAAAAACGGGTGGCGATATTTCGCTGCGATACATGGATAGAACTACGGTCGTTCTTGAAAATGGCGATGTGGTGCACCGTCACATGATGGACGGAGACGGCGTTCTATTTAATCGCCAGCCGACGCTTCACAGAATGAGCATGATGTGTCACATTGCGAGAATTATGCAACAGGGAGACACCTTTCGAATGAATATTGGTGATACCAAACCGTACAATGCCGATTTTGATGGTGATGAAATGAATTTGCACATGCCGCAAGATGATGAAGCCGAAGCCGAGCTTAAGGGGCTTGCAGCAGTTCCGTATCAAATCATAAGTCCTGCAAAGAATAATTCGATTATCGGTATTTTTCAAGATTCGTTGCTGGGAATCTACCAATTTACTCGAAGCGGCATTGCCGCGTTTGATGCGCGCGCAGCCATGAATCTTCTAATGGGATATAAAAATGTCGACGCTTCGCTTTTCAGCGACCCTACCAAGAAGATTACCAATTTTGAAATTCTGTCGCAGATTCTTCCGCCGCTTAGCATGAAATATAAAACCAAACAATTTGGAGACAGCGACGATTATGCGACTTCGAATAACGTTCTAGAAATTCGTGATGGAGAAATTTTGCGCGGTCACATTGACAGCGGCGTTTTGGCTTCAAGCACAAATGGCATGATTCAGCGCATATGCAACGACTTTGGAAACATGG